GCCCGCACCGACCGCGACGTGGCCATCTACCAGCGCCCGAACGGCGGCTTGGTGCTGGTCGGTGACATGCACGGCCTCTGGGCCGTGGACTGCAACCCCGCCGACATCGAGCTCAACTGATGGGCCGGCGAGCACTCCCGCCCGAGGAGAAGCGTTCTCACGAGGTGCGGCTCCGCCTCACCGGCGCGGAGCTCCAGCGGCTTCAGGCTGGCGCGAAGGCCGCCGGGCGACCGCTGGCCCGATGGATCCGCGAAGAGGCGCTCTATGCAGCGCACGAAGCGACCGAGGGCGCGTAGCGGGCCGAACGGGGTATGCTCCGCCCCATGAGTCCGTCCAAGCTGCCTCCGATCCCTCTCGACACCTGGGAGGTGCAGCGGCATTCGCACACGCGCCTTCGTCGCCGGATCATGGCGGGTGTCTGGAGCCAGGACCTCGAAGATTGGCTCTTCGCCCACCTCGGGCCGGTGCGCTCCGACGTCGTTGGGCCCCGTGACCTGTCCCGAAACGTGCTCCGGAACATCACGCGGCAACTGTCGAAGCGGTACGACGCGATCCCCTTCGTACACCATGCCGACGGCGACCTCGAAGGCTTCCTCGGCACCTGGGACGAGGTGCGGCTCCCGAGCGGCGACACCGGGATCGCACGCCGTCCCGGTCTGCTCGACAACGCCGGGCTCTGGCAACTCGCCCAACGGAACGAGGCGCAGACACTCGCCCTGAACGAGAGCCTGCTCTACCCGTCGTACTCGGCGGATCACGGGCTCCTCTTCCAGATCGTGCCCCCCGACATGGTCGTCGCCGAGGGCCACCCAGACGCGCCCGACATGCCGCTCCGGCTCTCGTGGGCGCGACCGCGCCAGAAGCCCGGCACCGACGAGATGGTCTGGTGTTGGGATACCTGGGACGTCTCCGACGCCGCGGCGCCGACCTACACGATCCGGATCGCCGCCGACGGTAAGGGGCACCTCGAAGGCGAGGAGATCACCGGCGCCGTGCTCGGCGAGGCCGCCGGCGAGTACCGCTGGCGCTACCAGGACGGCTCTGCGTTCGTCCCCCATGTGATGTACCACCGGGAGCGACACGGGAGCCTCTGGGACCCCTGGGAGGGCCGTGAGGCGGTCGATGGCACCCTCACCGTTGGCGTCCTCTGGTCCTTTTGGATGCACGGCGTCCGCGACGCGGGCTGGCCCCAGCGGTACTTCCTCGACTCTGAGCCGATCGCCGCCGGCGTCAGCCGCGGCACATCGCACCGGATGACCATGGAGACGGACCCCTCGAGCGCGGTCGGCTTCCGCACGTCGCGCGGCTCGAAGTTCCAAGGCCAGATCGGGCAATGGGAGCCCGGGTGCGAGCCCGAGAGCCTTCAGCGCGCCCTGACCGCCTACGAGCAGAGCCTCGCCGAGTACGCGGGCGTTGACCCTGGCGACCTGATCCGGACCACCGGCGACCCCCGGAGCGGCTACGCGCTGGCGGTGTCGAAGAGCGGCGTCGAGAAGGCACAGGCCCGGTTCGAGCCGCAGTTCCAGCGGAGCGATCAGGAGCTCCTCGGCAAGTCGGCGGCGATCGTGAACCGCGCGACGTCTTCGGCCTGGCCAGAGAGCGGGTACTACACGTTCTACAACGCCGGAAGCCCGATCCGCTCCGCCGACGAGCCCGAGGTCGCGCCGGTCGAAGAAGTCGCCGCGGCGAAGTAGGACCACCCGAGAGAGGACCACCGAACATGAGCTACAAGTGTCCGTCGTGCCAGGCCGACAACCCCGACGCGATCCCGAAGAGCCGCCTCGACGAAGAGGCGGCGAAGAGGAAGACGGCCGACGCCGCGCTCCGTACCGCGAAGGCTGAGGCCGCGATGGCTGGCAACCTCGCCGACAAGGTGAAGGAGCTCGAGGGGAGTCTCGCCGAGGTGAACGCCTCGAAGCGGAGCCTCGACCGCCGTGTCGAGCTCGGCGAGGTCGGGATCACCGACCCGGACGTCGCCGAGCTCGTCGGGTCGAAGTTCGACGCGCTCTCCGCGAAGGACCAGGCCGCTGGCCTGAAGGGCTACGTCGAGGGCCTCCGCGCTGACCTGGAGAACGCGCCCGGCGTCCTGAAGCCCTTCCTCGCTCCACCGGCCGACGCTCCGAAGACGCCGCCGCCGAGCGGGAACCCGCAGCCGACGCCGAACGCAACGCCCACCGGCGAACCCTTCAGCCACGACGCGATCGCGAAAATGTCGCTCGCCGAGTACGCCCGACACCGAGAGCAGATCCTCAAGTCGGCGGCGGTCGCGCCGCTCTCTCCCATGCCGGACCAGGGTTGACGGGGTAGGATCGCCGTGCGACCTTGATCGCGAAACCCCCCCGACGACAGGCTTCCGGGTCGCACCCGATACCAGCGGAGAGCGGAGCCAGAACAGGAGCGCCCTCTCATGGCTAATGAAATTCGTTACACCGGCATCGGCGATCTCACCCTCGCCGAGGTCCTGCACAAGGAGGCCCTACTCCTCCTCGCCGACCGGACCAGCCTCCGCAACCATCCCGCGATCGTCGATCTCGGCATGATCAACGCCGCCGGGTCGACCGTCGAGCAGGTGCCTCAGATCGGCCTCGACGGCTACGACAACATGGCCACCCTGGCCGGTGAGTCGACCGCGATCTCGAACACCGCGCTGACCGACGCCTCGAGCACGATCACCGTGGCCGAGCAGGGCCTCGCCTACGAGATGAGCGACGTGGCCCGCATGGTCGATGCGCTCTCCGTCCTGAACGGCCCCCGGTTCGCCGCGTCGATCTTCCGGTCGGCCATGGTGACGTTCTCCGAGGTGATCGCGAAGGTCGGCGACGGGTTCGCGGCCTCCGCCGGCACGACCACCGAGGCGTACGACGTCGACGTGATGTTCGAAGGGAACTTCGCCCTCGAACAGGCTCTCGTTCCGGGCCCCTACCTCCGCGTGCTGAAGCCGAAGAGCTACACCGACTGGGTCGACTCCATGCGCGCCGAGGGCGGCTGGGTGCAGTTCCAGGCGGCCGGCGCCAGCATGGCAGTTCTCCGCGGTCCCGGCTTCAAGGGCTCGTTCCTCGGCTGCGACTTCGTGACGAGCGACCAGGTGCAGGGCCTCAACAGCAGCGCCGACTGGGGGAACTTCGTCTTCGGTCGTGGCGCCATCGGCGTCAAGGAAGGCGTCGTGCCTCCGAGCCGCTCGATCATCGAGCTCCTCCGCGCCGGGCCCATCCTGGTCGAGGAAGAGCGCGACGCGAAGGGCCGCTCGGTGTCCGTGGTCGGACACTACCCGCTCGGCGCCGCGATCATCGAAGACGCGCGCGGAACCATCGAGCTCGGCGCGCAGTAGACCAGACCTCCGGGGCGCCGTTGGGGGCTACGTAGCGTGGTCCCTACCGGCTCCCGGCGGCGCCCCACCCCCCACTAGGACCACACCATGAAGCACCTCGGATCGCGCAACCTGATCACGCACGCGGCGAGCGCCGGCGAGTCTCCGGACATGCCGGCGGCGGCAACGAACCTTCCGAACCTGCTCCCCTCGCCCGCGTTCTACTTCATGGTGCATCCGACGTCTTGGGACGTCTTCGAGCACAGCGACGGGACGCGGCGCCTTCTGCCCCTCCTTCGTCCGCTCCGGTTCGCGCCCGGCGTCGACGGCGTCTCCGCGCAAGGGTCGCCACACCAGGCGATCGCAGCGAAGGAGCGCCGCGGCTGGATCGTGATCCGCTGGGAGCACATCGGCGAGGTTGAGGCGTTCGGCGAGGTGCTCCCGTGCTTCTGTCGGAAGTACAACGGCCGCCGCGGCGCGGCTCACTATGACGCCTGGTCGAGGCCGGTCACGGTCGGGAATCAGGTCTACATGAAGCGCGACGGCGACGGCTACTTCCGCTTCCTCGAACGCGTCGTCGACCTCCTCGGCGACGTGTCGCCCGAGGTGCTCGCCGCGGTCGAGGCGAAGTTCGGCCAGCGCCTGAACAGGAACGAACAGAAGGCCGACCACAACCCGGCGGCGGCGCGGCGCGCCGCGAAGACAGAGAAGAGCCTCGAAGCGGTGCGCGCGAAGCACGGCGCGCCCGTCGAACTCGACGCCGGCGAGAGCCCGGCGGCGCCGGTGGACCTCGAGCCCGTCCCGGTCGAGAGCCCGCGGCCCACCCGCAAGCGCGCCAGGAAGCGCGTGGAGGCCGCCGTCGATGCCGGGTGAGCTCCCAGGCGTCCGAGACACCTCGGAGAAGCTCAGAGAGCAAGCACGGCGCGAAGACGTGCCACGAGAGAAGCGCGCCGGCTACGACGCCTGGGTCGAGAAGAAGATCGCCCGGGCGCGAAAGCGCTATGATCGAGGCGTGCGGACGGGCCGGCTCCCGCCTCCCCTGAAGCGCGACCCCTGAACACCCCCAAGCTACGCCCGCGGGCGTATGGAGATCCTCCATGGCTTCCAAGTTCGTACAGCGCCTCTTGAAGGCGACCGCCGCCGTCGGTTTTGGCGTCCGCTCCGCGAAGGGGCAGGACGACAGCCTTGTCCCCATGATCTCCAGCGGCGCCGGCGCGCCCTCGGCGACCGACCCGGGCGGCTCCCTCTACCTCCGCACCGACGGCGACCAGAACACCGGCCTCTATGCGACCGCGGGCGGCGGGACGTGGCTCGCCCTCGACGGCGTGTTCGCCGCCTCCGGCACCATCGCAGCCGGCGCGACCGCCGGGAACCTGAACAGTGCCCCCCAGACGATCGTCGCGGCGCCCGGCGCTGGGAAGTACGTCGAGGTGCAGAGCATTCACTGGTTCCTGGACTACGCGACCGCCGCCTACGACGGCACGAAGACCGGAAACCTCATGGCGAAGTACACGAACGGCTCCGGAGACGAGGTCGTCGGTCAGGTCGCTGAAACGGGCTTCATGGACCAGACCGCGGACACCCATGCCGTCACCCACGGGATCGACTGTGTCCCAGTCGCGAACGCCGCGATCGTCGCGCACGCATCCAACGACTGGTTCTCCGCCGCCGGCGACTCGCCGGTGAAGTACGAAGTCATCTACCGGATCCGCAGCATCGACCCGGCGGCGTAGACCATGGCGACGCTCACCGTCCGCACCCCGCACCCTGTCTTCGTCGAGCGCGCGCGCGCCGTCGACACGGTGCTCCGTGTGGGCGGTGGGACGCTCACCGCTGCGACCTACGACCTCCTCGACCACGAGCAGACGGCGATCGTCGACGACCGCGCGGCGACCGTCGCCGGCTCTGGTCCCTACACCGCGACCGTGGCCCTGGTCGCGGGCGACGTCCCGGCGACCCTGGACTTCTCCCAGGCGTACGAGGAGCGATGGACGCTCACCGTCGACGGCGACACCCACGTCGTGCGCCGTCCCTGTTGGCTCGTCCGCTTCTCCCTCCGCCCGGCGATCGACGACTCCGACCTCGAAGCGCGCCACCCTGGGATCACGAACCTCAAGCCCGCGGCCTGGTCCGATTGGGCCGAAGTACGGGACAAGGCGTTCGAGACGGTCGTCCGGCGCCTGATCCGCGAAGGGCTCCGGCCCGATCTGGTGCTCGACGCCTCCCAGGTCGTCGACGCGCACGTCTCGAAGGCGCTCGCGATGGGTTTCCGGGGCATGGCCACGAACGCCCGCGGCGGCGGGTCGTACATCTCCCAGGCCGAGCATTACGAAGAGGAGCACGAGGCCGACTTCGCCGCGCTCCGTCTTGATCTCGACCTGGTCGAGAGCGGGAAGCAGGCCGACGCCGACCGCGGCGAACCCGGCGTCGGTGTCCTGTTCCTGACGAGCTCCGACTCGAACCGCTCGCGCTGGATCTGACATGGCAAGCGCGCCGAACGACAGCCTCGGCACGGTCCTCGGGAACCTGGCGACGGCGATCACCGCGGAGGGCTTCACGGCGGCGCCGGTGCTCTTCAGCGCGCGCAAGGTGCCCGACACCCTCGCGAACGCCGGTAACGTCTACGCGCTCGCGATCGACGAGAGCAGGAACGTGAACTACCGCGGCTCGGACGAGATGCGGCTCGAGCACCAGGTGCGCGCGTCGATCCTGTACCGGTTCAACATCCACGACGCGGTGTCGTCGTGGGAGGGCTTCGTCGACACCTACGCGCTGAAGCTCGTCGACGCGCTCCTCGACAAGGGCGACGACGTCGCAGACTACGACGTGACCTTCGTCAAGGCGCTCTACGGCACCGACACGCACGGCGAGCGCATCGCCGCCGATCTGCTCTTCAAGGTGTCGCACGACTTCACGATCGGGTCGTACCTGTGATCGACATTCAGGTCGACGCCGCCGAGGTGCTCGCCGCCTTCGACGCTGGCGCGCGCCGCGTGATCGACGAGACGCGGTTCGTCGTCGACGAAGAGGCCCGGGTCGCCGTCGCGGAGATCCGCGCCGCGTGGCCGAGGAAGACCGGAACGAGCGCGGACGGGTGGGAGGTCGTCTCCGACGGTTCCACGACCCAGATCGACAACCGGGTCGGCTATGCTTCCGACGTGACGATCGCCGGCTCGGGAGAGCTCGCCGCGGACCAGGTCGTCGACCCGATCCTCGCAGACACCGACACCCGCCTCACCGAGATCCTGCCCACCGTGGTAGAGCGCAACCTCTAGGAGCTCTCATGGCCGAATCCGGCACCGTCCGCAACAAGCGCGACGTCGTCCTCAGCATCACCGACGGTTCCGAGACGTACACGATCTCGAAGGAGCCCGGTGACTTCTCGCTTACCGTCCCGGGCGTGTCCGTCGAGGCGTACCTCGACCGCGGCGCGTTCGGCGCGACGCCGGACGTCCGGAACGTCGACGATCAGCCCATGACCTACGGGTGGACGACGAACCTCCGCGACCTCGGCGACACCGCCGAGCCCGAGACGTACCAGACCCTCCCTGACATCCTCTTCATGTACGCCGGCGGCTACACCCTGGACAATTGGGCGAGCACCCTCGGCGCGAACACGGACACGTACACGTTCACCACGAACGTCGTGATCGACGGCGACGCCTTCGGCGAGAGCGACAAGACGATCGCGCTGCCCTTCTCCGCGCTCCGCGGCGGCATGGGCGACGGCTCGCCGCTCACGATCCCGACCACCGGCACAAGCTACGCGGTCGCGCCGGTCATCTCCTGACGAGGTAGCGCATGTTCTCCCCCGCGGGCCACCGGGGGACGCCGCTCACCCTCGACGACGAGCGGCACCCGGGCCACCCATACCGACACGAGATCGCCGAGCTCGAGCACCGCCTCGACCTGGTACACCCCTTGTGGCGCCAGAAGAAGCCATTCCGCCGAGCTCCGCCGCCCCAGAAGGCAGAGATCAAGTACTGCCTGAAGCGGCGCGATCTCCTCCTGAAAGGGCGCGACTGGCAGGTGAAGATCCTCGTGCATTCCGCCCGGCGCCTGGTCGCCATTGCCGACGACCCCCGGCTCCGCAGGAACGACCGCGGGAAGGGCGTCGCCGGCGTCGTCGGCGACGTACAAGCCGAGGTGATCTTCGGCACCTTCTCGCGCCGGCTCGACGTCCCTGTCGACGGCGTGAAGGCCGCCCTCTACCACATGCCCGACGGTACGACCGACGTCGACGAATGGATCCGGGCCTACCACAAGCGCGGAGGACCACCCGCATGATCGAACGCCCCACCCCTCGCGACCTCTCCGGCGGTCGCGTCTTCGTCGTCACCGTCGAGGACGCGCCGCACGGACACGACGCGCACGCCTTCCGCCTTCCGCCGCTCGTCGAGGTGATCGAGCTCCTCGATACGCTCGAGGGCTTCGAGGCGCCCGACGGGATCGCTGGCCTGAAGGCGACCCTCGACCTGGTCGGCGGCGTGTTCGCCGGTGCCTGGCATCACGAGCACCTCGACCTGGTCGGCGAGGCCGACGTCGTCGACGAGCTCCTCGAGTCGTACTACACCTTCCCCCAGATCATGGGGTTGGTCGGCGGCTTCATGGAGGGGATCCAGGGCCTGTTCGGCGAGCTCTCCCAGGCGTCGCGCAAGGCGTCTTTCTCGTCGGCCGTGAGCGGCGCACCGGCGACGACGAAGAAGAGCCGCAAGAAGGGCCGAGCCCGCAAGACCTCCTGAGGACGCTTGCCGCGGTCGCGCTCGAGGTCGGCCTCTTCCATCTCGACGGGCGCGGAGAGTCGTCGTTCCTCGACCTTCCCTCCGAGGCCCGGGTCGAGTGGCTCGCGTGGTGGCTCTGGCGACGTGCACCGGAGAGCGCAGGGATCACCCTTCAGGGCCTCTCGGCGATCGACGTGGCATCGTTCGTCGCCGGAGTGCCCTCGGGCGGTCCTGGGGCCTCCCAGGGCTCGGAGGCGGCCCTTCCTCCGCAACTGGCCGGGCTCGAGGACGTGTTCGGGTAGGACCAGGACGGGGTTAAACTCCACCCATGGCACAGATCCCGATCGAGTTCGTCGAAGACACCCGCGGGATCGAGCGCGCCCGCGACGCCATGGTCGACGGGCTGGACGACATGAAGAGCGCCGCCGGCAAGGCGTCCGGCTCGGTCGACAAGGTCGGCACCTCGAGCCTCACCGCCGGCAAGTCGGCGACCGCCTCGTTCAAGGCGGCGAAGGTCGCGGTACTGGCCTTCGTCGTCGGCGTCGGCAAGGCGCTCCAGAAGGTCGCGGACCTTCGGAACGAGCTCGTTGACCTCGAAACGCGAACCGGGATCACCGCGGAGACGCTCGGCGGGCTCCGCCTCGCCTTCGAGGGCTCCGGACTGAAGGCCGCGGACATGGCCGGGATCGTGACCCAGATCCCGAAGATCATGTCGGATGTCGAGAAGGGCTCCTCGAGAGCGACGAAGGGCCTCGACCTGCTGGGCATCTCGACCGAGGACATGACGGCGGCGAACGTCACCGGCGAGCAGGCGATCCGGAAGATCACCGACGCGATCTATGCGACCGAGGACCCAACCCAGCGCGCGGCGGCGGCGACGGCGCTCTTCGGCGCGAACGGGACGAAGCTTCTCCAGGCCCTCGGCGAAAAGGAGGCCCTCGACGCCTTCGTCGAGCTCTCCGACCGGTTCGGCGTCGGCGTCGGTCCAGCGGCGGCGGCGGCGGCGGCGTCCTGGCAACGGGAGCTCGCGACCTTCAAGACCGTACTGGTCGGCGCGCTCGCCGACTTGACCGACTTCGTGGGCGGCGCGGAGCTCCTGAACGACTTCACCGCGGGCTTCGTGTTCCTGAAGGAGATCGCCAGCGCAGCGATCGACGCCGTGCTCGAACGGATCAAGTTCCTCGGGAAGGCTGTCGACCTGGTGCTTAAGGGCGAGTTCGGCGAGGCGTTCACGTTCGTCGGCGCCGCCCTGTCGCCGGTGATCCTCGACCTCGACGAGATGGCCGAGCGCGCGACCGACGCAATGGACAGCTTCGTGAAGCTGTCGAAGGCCGCGAACCAGGGCAGCGGTTCCGGCGGCGGCCTCCCCGCGGTCGCTGAGAACGCCGAAGAGGTCGCCGAGGAGGTCGCGAAGGTCGCGCCCGCGGCGAAGAAGTCGGCCGAGGAAGTCGAGGAGCTCGTCGAGGCGCTCGGGGAGGTCGCAGTCGATGTGCCGAGCACCTTCGATCGGGTGACCGAGGGGATCTACACGTTCCAGGGTGGCCTGTCGTCCGTGCTGTCGATGCTGGGACCGCAGGGCGCTCTCGTCGCCGCCGCCGTCGACCTGATCACGAACCTCCGCGGCACCCTCGAAGGGCTCCGCGACGAGATCCTCGCCTTCGCGACCGGCCTCGCCGACGCGCCTGACGCCGTGAAGGACTTCGTCGTGAGCCTGGTCGAGGAGGTGATCCCGGCGTTGGTCGACAGCCTCGACGAGCTCGGTACGGCGCTCGCCGACATGCTCACCGATCCGGAGTTCATAGGCGCCGTGATCAAACTGGCCTTCGAGATGCAAAAGCGCATGGTGCTCGGCGCGCCCGAGATGGCGGTCGCCTTCGTCAAGGCGCTTTGGGAGAAGGCGATCGACGGGCTAAACGCCCTCGCGGACACGACCGCGAAAGAGCTCTGGGCATCGATCAAGCGCGGGATCGGCGACTTCGTCCGCGACCTGTGGCAGGGCGTAAAGGACATGTTCGACATGGGAGAGCTCTTCGGCGACGACGGGCTCGTCTCTCGCACCGGCGAGGCGATCGGGAACTTCTTCAGCGACACGCCCGGCGTCGTCCAGGCCGGCGGCGGCGGCGCGACTGCGACCTTCTCCGAGGGCGATCTCGTCGTCGCATCCCAGACGCCCGAGGGCCTCGCCCGGCAGATCGGCGGCATGGGCGGAGGCGGTGGGCCGTCCTACCGTCAGACGCACCGGATCTTCGACGCCTTCGTGAAGGATCACCTTCGCGCGTCGAGTACCCTCCGGCGTGCTACCGGCGGAGGCGTCACCGGGCGCGTGAACCCCTACACGTCGAGGTAATCGCATGGCGGAGATCACCGACCAGGCCCCTTTTCAGGGTCTGATCCTTCCGCGCGCAGAGATCGCACACGCGAACATCTCCGTCGCCGACTCCGTCTACACCGAACGGATCCCCAGGCCCGGGATCCCGGTGCCCGACCAGGAAGGCAGCGCGGAGATCGTCGTCACCGGCGACGCCGCCGCGGAGACGCGCGACATCCGGATCCAGGCCGGCGGCATGCCCGACACCGGCGCGACCTTCGCGCACAAGCTCACGACCGACTCCGACTACGTCGGCTGGGACCACCCCAACGTGATCCAGCAGGTCGAGCACGCGAACCACCCCTCCGACGGGTTCAGCGGCAACGCGGCGCCGGTGCGACTCCCGAACGGGGATCTACTCTTCGTCTGCCACGATCACGGCGAGCCGTCCTGGCGCTTCTATTCGGTCGTCTACGACGTCTCTGCCGGCACCTGGTCGAGCCCGGCGATCGTGATCTCCGACTCCGACTACTCGGTCCTCTCCGCCCGGCACTCGCCGGCCCTCATGCTCGACGACCGCGGGCGCGTCCTGGCCTTCTGCCCGAAGGGATTCGGCTCGACGGCGGTCCTCCAGATCGACGTGTGGGCGGCCGACGTCGGCGACGATCTCACCGACTCGAATAGCTGGAGTGTCTACGCCCTCGACGTGCTCCCCCAGCCCTTGAAGGACGACGGTGGCTCCTCGAGCAGGTCGACCGGCCGGATCCGCGCGTGCTCGGTCGGTGGCTCGATCCTTCTGCTCGTCGAGCAGCAACTCGGTAGCGGGCACACCGCGGCGAGCGAGTGGATCCTGAAACAGTACGCTTCGAGCGACGGCGGCGCGACCTTCGACCTGGTCGTCGACACAGAGGCCGCGGCGACGGCGACGACCGGCCTCCGCGCGCGCCCCGACTGCGTGACCCTGGCGAACGGGCTCGCGCTCGTCGGCTGGATCACCCAGGGATCCGGCGACACGAACGCAGACCGGCCGACCGGCGTCCTGCTCGCGAACGCTTACGACAGCCTCGCCGACGCGACCGAGATCGCCCTCTCGTCGGTGTCGTTCGCGAGCACCCCGAACGAGCTCTCGATCGTGCTCGACGAGAACGGGCGGACCCCCTACGTCTACGTCACGAACGGCGCCGCCATGACGGCGCTGAACCTCTACAAGCCCGTGCACGTCGATCCCTCCCGGTGGTACGACGCGGCAGAGTTCCAGCCCTGGGGCGCTCACGTCCTCGCGACCCAGGCGAGCGGGAACCTCACGATCGAGGGCTGGTACGACCGGAACGGGGGAAGCCCGACCACCGGCGCCGGCCTGGTCGCTGGCATGGCCGGCGGCTCCGTCTGGGTGCTCGGCTACGCCGCCCGGCGCGATATCGACGCGACCCACCGGCGCGCCATGATCCTCCGCCTCGGCGGGTGGAACACCCTCACCCTGGTTGAGGACCCAACGAGCGGCCGGGCGTCCGGCGGCGGTCAGATCGCATACGACGAGCATGTCGTCGTCGCCGCGGAGGACGCCGGCGGCGGCGCCTCCCTGAAGCCTGAGAACAGCGGCTACACGCTCACCGGCACGTCGATCAGCTTCGACACGGTCAACAACCGCTGGCAATGGAACTTGTCGGCGGCGAACGGCGACTACCAGGTGAACCCCTCGGGAGCCATCGCCGACGGCATGATCGCGGCCTTCGCGATCTCTCTGGCGAGCGCGGGCGATCTGACCTCGACGAAGGTCGCCCTCCGCCTTCGCCTCGCCGACGGGACCGACGATTACGAAGTCGAGATCCGCTTCGCCTCGACGGGCTTCCGGGTCTACGACGCGAACGGCACCGCGACCCTGGTCGACGTCTCCGGGCTCACCCTGTCGAACGAGCATCACATTCGGGTAGCCCTCCGCGCCGGGAACCTTCAGGTTGACTACCGGGTCGGCAACGTCACCGCGTGGACGAACGCCCTCTCGTCGACCGCCGTCACGAACGACAACTCGACCCCCGACGCGAACAACCTCGTGCGGTGGGGCCACATCACCTCGGGCACCGAAAACAGCCGGTGGGGCTGGTTCGGCTACGGCATGTCGATCGGCGTCGCCGACTTCGTCGACCAGTCCCTCGGGATCGACAAGTACAGCCTTGTCGGCCGCCCGCTCTCCGCCGGTCCTTCGTGGGCCGCGGTGCCGAACCTCCAGATCCGTCAGACCGACGGGCCGGCGGTCGCCCACCACACCCACGAAGTCGTCAACCGCGCCGACTACCCGGCTGACCGCCTCGACCTGGCGCTCTCTCCGAAGCGAACCGACGAATGGCAGAGCGTCGACGACGCCTCCGAGGTGCTCTTCGTCTGGGCGTTCGACGCCCAAGGGTCGTACCTGGGGCCGAGCGCCGGCGCCTTCCTTGAGGGCCACAACTTCCGCGGCGCGACCGTCGAGGGTTTCACCGGCGTTGGGGCCGACGTCCTCGGCACCTTCGACGACGACGTCGACCTCGACCAGGTCCGATACCGGCTCGACGGCGCTGCTCTCCGTGTCGCCCTCTCCGGCGCCGGCGACGCGACCCGCTACGTCAAGCGCGACGAACTCCGCGGCGGCTACGTCTACCTGCCGTCGTCGAAGGTCCGGAAGATCGCCGGAAACACCGAGGGATTCTGGGAGGTCGGCGCTGAGGACGGGACGGCCACGAAGCGCCCGATCGTCTACCTCGAAGACGTCGACGGCACCGAGACGGCTACCGGGCTCTGCGACATCCAGCCGCCGCGATGCCTGCTCGTCATGCACGAGATCGAGACGTCCTACGTCGCGTATGGGCTCCGGATCCCGGTCCAGACGACCGCGGAGGGCTACTTCAAGATCGGCCGCTTCAGCCTCGGCGACCTAGTCGTGTTCGGCACGAAGTACGCCCGCGGGCGTGTGCGCCGGTTCGCGCCGTCCTACGCGCTCGCCGAGGGCGCCGCCGGCGCCAGGTACGGCCGGAAGCTCGCCGAGGTGCGGCGCGCGGTGGAGATGCGGTGGACCCCCCGGAACCACGTCCAGGTCCAGACGGACGGCGTGTCTCCCGACTTCCTGAACGCGCAAGCGGGCACCGGGCCAGCCATCGCGGCGCGCGCCGACGTCGCCGGTCTGCTCGAAGGGATCCTCGGCGACCGCGCCGGCGGAGCCCGGCTCGTCGTCTTCCTCCCCAGGATCGAGGCCGACGCCGCCGCCTACTCCGACAACCGTCAGGACGCCGCGATCTGTGGTCGCATCGTTCAGGATCTCACCGTCTCCCAAGCGATCGTGAAGCAGACCGAACTCGGCGACGAGCAACTCTCCGCCGGTCCTCTGGTGATCTCCGAGGAGCTCTAAGGTGCGTCTCTCCGTCGCCGACGCCCGGCTCGACGCCCGCTACCTGCTCGAGATCACCTTCGCGGGCTCGGTCTTCTGGGTGTGCGACGGTCCGGACGTGGAGATCAGCCGCGAGGACGGGAGCACCGTCAACGCCCGCGGCGCGCTCTCGGTCGGCTCCTTCGACGACGCGCTCGAGCTCTTCGCCGACGAGGCCGAGGTGCGCCAGGTCGGGATCTCCTTCCGCCTCCCGGTCGACGTCGGCCTGAAGCGCGCGCACGGCTACCTGATCGAAGGCGCGCCGGCGGCGCTCTACCGCTGGCGCGAAGGCCAGACCGTCGAGGCGGCTCGCTGCATCGTGTCGGGCCGGCTCGTCGAGCCCGTCTACAACGTCGGCGAGGACCCGGTCGAGGCGAGCCTCGAAGAGCACGAGCAGACGAGCGGCGCGACCGTGCCAGCCCTCGACGCCGTCGCGACCTCTGAGGCGACATGGGACGGCTCGAACGTCTCCGACGGCACCTTCGACCCGGCTGTCGAGGGCTTCGTGTACCCTCGGATCATCGGTCGCCCGGCTGGGTGGGGCGTCAGCCTCGGAGGCTCCGCGCAGACCTTCGGTCGTGGGTCGCCGGGGCTCCTCGTCAACCGGGCCGACGGCGCCGGCACCTGGCAACACACCCGGATCCTTGTCGCCGACACGCCGATCGAGGCCGGCACCGTCTACCTCTGGAATGCCACCGACTCGACGAAGAACTTCACCGGGACGGTGAGCAGCGAGCCCGACGTGCTCGGCCGGACCGTGGCAACGATCGCCCCGACTCAGGCATCCGAGGTGCCAGACGCCGGCGACGAGCTCTGGATCGGCTGGTCGGGCTCCGGCGGCATGTCGAACCCCTTCGGACCCGGTGAGCTCCGCGGCGCGGGCGACGTCCTCAGGTGGGCGCTCGAGGTGAGCGGCCGACGCTACGACCGCGGGCGGCTCGCCGCCGTCGGCGCCTACCTGAACTCCTGGCGCATCGACTGTTTTCTGAACACCCAGATCGACCCCTGGGAATGGGCGCGTGACGAGGTACTTCCGCTCCTCCCGGTGTCGGTCGTCACCGGGTCGCGCGGGCTCTACCTGGCGAACATCCGGCCGGACGCTACGACCGCCGACGCCGTCGTCTGGCTCGAACATGGCCGGAACGGCCACCGGGACGAGCAGGGGATCTCGAGCTCGCCGATCTCTGAGGTCTACAATGCCTTCTCGCTGTCCTACGCCCTGGCGCCCCATGTAGGGCAGCACCGGAAGTACCGGACCCTCAGCCCGACCAGGACGCCCGGCGACGCCTGGAGCATGACCTCGGCGGCGTGCAAGCGCTCGGCGAGCCTCTTCGGGCGGCGCGTCATGGAGTCGGAAGCGACCGACGTCCTGGTCGACGACGCCTCCGCCCTACTCACCCTCCGCTACTGGTCGCTGCGCTACGGGTTCCCTCGGCGCTACTACGGGTTCGTTGGTGGTCCTGACCTCGACGTCGCGGAGGTCGGCGACGTCGCCCGGCTCGACGACGTCCCGGCGGGCTTCCAGGACGACGCCGCGCTCGTCACCTCGAAGAGCTACACCGACGGCGGCGCGATCCGCCTGGGGCTGACGCTCTTCTCCTCTCCCCTCTCCGTTAGACTGCCTGCATAGAGGTGCTCACATGGCCGACACGAAGATCCCCCAGGACTACCCGAACATCCGACGGATCACCCTGACGCTCGCCGACACCTGGTATGGCGTCGCCGTCGAAGGGAACGCGACGAAGGTGTCGTACTACCCGGAAACGAACGCGGCGCGCCTCGGCACCCAGGACACGAACGGCGACGACCTCGCCGACGGCGACAGCTACGCTTCGACCGATCACTTCGGCGTGCTCCCGGCCGACGCCTGGACCGAGACGAACCGGAAGAACCGGCGCAACGCGCGGAGCTCCTTCATGCTCTCGAGCGCCTCCGCCGGGACGGTCGTCGCGGTCGTCGTCGAGGGCGAGTAGGATGCGCGCCCGTACCAGCGCCGCCGCCGCGGCCGGCACCCCGCAATGGAACGAAGCGGACCTCAGCGGCGGCGACCTGACGCAACCCTCCGTCGACGTCTTCCATGCGACGACCACATGGGCCGCCGACGGGTCGACGATCGTCCTCGACGCCGGTGTCCAGGCGATCACGACCAATATCAGCCGACGCATGGTCAGCATCGGCACCCCAGCGGCCGACTGTACCGGCGTCGAGCTCTGTCTCGTGGGGACGCCTCCCGGTGGCAACCCGAACAATGCGAGCCACATGGGACTGTTGCTGCTCGTCAGCAACGACGACGGCACGGGAGCATGGTCGGGGGGTAGCGCGATGCGCGTCGGCCTGGTCGAGGACAGCGCGGGGAATCTGAACGTTGAACGCCCGCGCGACATCGCCGCCAGTCAGGTGCAAGACACCGCGCCGGACATGTCCGGGCGCGCCCGGATGCACTGGTTCGTTCCTCTCGAAGGGTCCACCGTCAACGGAAACACGGCGTCGGTGGTGGTCACAGCGAGCGGCGACACGCACGCCCCGGGCGCGTTCCAGATCTCCGACCTCTCGGGAACCGCGGCGCCGCTCTATGTGGGGCTCGGCGCGATGCAGGAAGACTCGAACCCGACGGCGGGAACGCCGACGTGGGCCGACGTTCGCCTCTTCTGGCGCTGGCTCGTGGACCCGGAGGCGTGAACCTCGGCGCCCTGGTTCGGTCGCCCTGGACATGGGGCCTCACCATGGGCGCTCTCGTGCTGCTGGCGGGGCTGGCGGTCGTCTCTGGCGCCTCCTTCGACGTCGCGGGTGTGCTCACCTTCGACGCGTCGAGGGACGAGCTCCAGGCGTGCTGGGGCGACCGTGACGGCGCCCGCGCCGAGGCCGCGGCGAACCTCCGCGGGTGGGAAGGGTCGAATGAGGCGCACCGGCTCACCCTGAAGGCGCTCACGGCGCCGAACCGGTAGCCGACGGGGTAGGGTGGGGCGATGCTCGACGCGCTATGCGTTCTCCAGGCTTCATGGACCCTCGGCAACGCGACCGGCGCCCTGGTCGTCGGCTACCTGTCGATCCTCTACGCGAAGATCAGTGCCGACCGCCCCCCCGGGCGACCCCAGGACCGGGCCGGCAAGACGTCGATCCTTCTGGCGCTCGTCGCCGTCGACCTCATGCTCGCCGCCTCGGCGCCCTGGTCCCAGGACACAGCGCCGATCCTGCTCGGTTTCGGCGCCCTCCTCGTCCCGATCGCCGCGCTCGATCTGGCCTGGTTCATGCGCCGTGGCTGACAAGTCGCCCCCCTCCGTCGGCGTCTCCGAGAAGGTGCTCGACCGTGTCGTCGCTATCGGCGCGGAGAGCGCGCAGGGGCTCGCCTCGGTCGCGGGCTCACAGCGCGCCATGGCGAAAGCTATCGACGAGCTCGAACAGTCGGAGAGAGAGCGACACGCGGGCCTCTTCGAACGCCTTCGCGAGCTCGAGATCGCGATCCAGCATACCGAGGCGGCGGCGGCCGTGATCGGCGCGAACGTGCGCGGGCTTGACGGACAACTGTTGGCAACGGCGAACGCAGTCGAGAACCGGCTCGCGAAGGTCGAGGCCGCCGTCGAACGCGGGATCCTGTCGTACCTGGTCAAGGCGTTGCGAGAGGCCGACCTCCGCGCCGAGGTGAGATGGGGCGTCCGCGCCGCTCTCGTCCTGCTCTTCGTCGTCGGCGTCTCTCTCCTGTTGGGTCGTGAAGTCGCATCGGATCTCCTGGTGTCTCTCGCGGGCTGGCTCTCTCCGGGGTCAACATGAGCAGATCAGCATTCGTCGACGAGATCCTTCGAGGCGCCGACGAAGCCGACGCGCGCGCCGAGCGCCTCCGCGCGTTGTGCTTCGAGGTGTCGCGCGCGATGCGGAGGGCGATCCGCGACTCCCGGGTCGACTTGGAAGCGGTGGACGACCTCACCGAGGGCTAGCGGAGCTCCGCGACTCGCATCGCCTGAAGCAACACCCGCACGCGCTCGCGAAGGTCGTCGAGGTCGAAGGCCGACCCGGGACACGTCTTCGGCGTCGGCGGCGCTCCGTAGAGCTCGGCCTCCCGGTGTCCGAAGACGCGATCCGCTTCGAGCCCGTGGTCGAAGGCCAGGACGGCGAGCAGGGGGACCAGGGCGTCGTAGGCCGCTTGTGGCGGCGCCTCCTGGTCGTAGCGACCTGCGAGGCACACCCCGATCGTGCGGCTATTGGCTCCGGCGACGTGCGCGCCGGCCTGGTCGAGGGCGCGCCCGTCGGAGGCGACCCAGCGCCCCTCGGAGCACCAGACCACCCGGTGGTAGCCGATCCCAGACCACCCGCGATCCTTGTGCCATCGGTCGATGACGCGCGGGCCGAGGTGGTCGCTTGCGTCGCTGCAATGCACGAAAAGGGCGTCGATCTCTCTCATGTGTCCTCGCTTTGGAAGCATCCGTCGACCGGCGCGGTCGACCCTCTTCCGGTGGTCCTCTTGGGTGGTCTTCTTCTCTGGTCCTCTTCGTGTCCGTCTGGCGGACATGGGTGGTCCGGCTCCCGGACATGGCACGTCCGGCTAACGACCACCCTGGTCCGGCTCCCGGACGTGGTGCAAGGCGGCGCTGCGACGCGGTAGACTGTGGCGTCGCCCAGGTGCCAGCCCGGGCGACGCCAGCACGACAACCGGAAGGAGGTCACCGTGCTCGAAGAGTCAGAGTCTACCCGCGACCCGGGCGCGCTTCACCTCGCCGACGGCACCCTCGACCCGTCCGCGCCGCGGACCCTTGAGGTGCTCTGGCGGATCCGCGACGCGAAGCTCGACGGTGTCGCGAAGTCGGTGCTCGTCGCGCTCGTCCTGCGCTCCTCGCCCCAGGCCGGCTGGGTCTGCTGGCCTTCCGTGGCGCGCCTTCAGCACGACGCGGGGTTCGGCCGGTCCGCGGTCTACGAAGCCCTCGGGCGCCTCCGCGCCGCCGGGCTCGTCTCCTGGGAGAGCCGCAAGGCCGAGCAGAAGCCGAACCTCTACACCGTGCACGTCGACCGCCTCCGGAGCGCGTAGGGCGTCGTCGCGTCGACGCGCACCTTCGCCCACCCCTCGGGCCGCCACCGGCGGAGAGCATGCCGGAGAGCTCCAGGCGTGCACCCCAGCCAGATCGCGACCTGGTCGCGGGTCTTCCCAGCGGCGAGCATCTCGATCGCTTCGTCGAGGTCGTCGTCGAACCACACGCGGTTTCCGTGGGCCGGCATCACGCGCCCCCGTCGCCGAGGGGAAGTTCGCCGGCCTTCACGCCAGCCTTCGAGAGCCGTTCTTCGAGCGCCTCCGACGCGGTCGGCGCCGGCGTCGGCGGCGCCTGCTCGGTCGAGAACATCGACGGGTCGAGGTCGATCACCGCCTCGGCGCCGTTGTCTTCGACGTCGACCGCCTTCACAAGCTCGGGCGAGAGCGGCAAGTACTTACACAGGCGCCGCACGACCGTCTTCCGCGCCATCTCCGACCAGTGCGTCGACCAGGGCGAGAACGACGTCGACCCGCCCTTCGACCCCCGGCGGATCGCCTCGATCTCGTCGCGGCTCATCACCTCCCATTGCGAGCCGCCGCCCGTCAGGGTGGCGAAGGCGAAGGCACCCAGGATCGGGCCGCGGTCGTTCCGGTTCGGCACGAAGCGGAGGCGCCGCTCGGTGCCGTAGATCTCCTCGAAGGTGTCGCCCTCGTGGATGCAGTGGGCTTCGATCGTCTGCACCTGACCGGACCGGCGCGCCAGGTCGATCAGACCGCGGTAGCCGATGATCAACTGCGCTTCGTAGCGCCCGGCTTTCCGGTTCTTGTAGGGCAGGATGTAGGCGCTACCCAGCGAGCCCACCGGGTCGAGGCCCAATTGCGCGGCGGCGAGCACGGCAAGGAACACCGTCTTCTGGTCGCAGTCGAGGAGGACGGGGTTCCGCGACGCCGCCGACATGAGCAGGCGCGCGAACCGCGCCGGGTCGACGTGCGCAGGCATGACCTCGGCGATCTGGGGCGTGAAGCGCTTCACCATGGCGGCGAAATCGCCTTTCTTCTTCTGGAGCTCGAGGTCGGTCGTCATGTGGTCCTCTCTGGCTTGTAGCTGAATCGGAAAGAGCGGCGTCCGCTCCGCTTGTTCGGTTTCGTCCAGGCGCAGACACCCCGGATCCCCTTGTGCGAGCCCGTGGCGGCCTTCAGGGCGGCGAGTTGGGCCGCCTCCCGTGCCTGCACCTCGGCAAGGTCGCGCCGAGCCGTCAGGAGGGCGTCCGCGGCGTCGAGGGCTTCCTCGGTCGGCTCGAGGAGGTCGTCGTCCCGGTCGACGGTCGCCAGGTAGCCGGCGGCGCCGTTCGAGGTGTCCACCGGCGGCGGCTCGTCGGCGACGACGTAGAGCTCCCAGAACTCGGACACTCGCGCCAGGATCGCGGCCTGAAGCGACGGGCGCGCCGGGATCCGGTAGACGTCGGCGCGGTCGTCGAGGAGCGACCAGACGACCAGGTCGAACCATGGGAGCCCGGTCACCGCGAGGCCGTAGAGCACCTGACACAGGTAGTGCGGCGGCACCTGGTCGGACCCGGGCGCGCCCCACCCCTTCTCTCGGTCGTTCCTCATGGTCACCTTGACCTCGAGCCCGCCGATCGCGTTGCGCCGGCTCTCGTCGACGACCAGGCCGTCGGGCGTGAACCGTTGCCAGGGCTCCGCGCCGACGAGCACGCATTGATCCCCGTACCGTTCGAAGCGCTCCCGGCCGACGACCTTCGCCCATTGATCGAGGGTTCCGACCTTCCGTCCGGTGTCCTCGCAGTAGGCCCGGATCACGCCCGACTCGAAGAGGGTCCCGCGACGCATGGCCGGCGTCTCCGCCTGGGGCTCCGCGCGCCCGGTCTTGTCGAGCCACACGTCCCAGGGCGTCGACCAGGGCGACACGCCGAGCACGGCGCCGACGTCGGAGCCGCCGATCCCCTGGCGCCTGTCGGCGAGCCATCGCGCGCGGTCGGTCAAGGCGCCACCTCCCGAGGGAACCACCCGATCGCCCGACGCTCGCGCGTCCGACACCAGGTCTGGATCCCGTCGACGAGCCCGGCCTCTCGGAGGCGCCCGGCGGCGGCGCTCACCTGTGATGGGCTCCGCTTCCGGCCCGGGCCACCCTGGGAGGCGAGCGCGATCTCGGAGAGCTCCGTCGAGGTGAGCCCGGGGTAGCGCCTGATCCGCTTCAGGAGAAGCGCGGCGAAGGTGCCTGCGCGGGGCTCCTGGGGCTCTGGGGCCCATGGGGCGCGCGGGCGCCATTGCGGATCGCTCTCGTCGCCGAGGCCGTCCTCGCCGGGCCGGGCCGGGACGAGGGGAAGCTCGGGCGCCCGTTCGCCAGCGCCGACGACCTGACCGAGGCGTAGCGTGCGCGCGTCACCAGGGGCACAGGAGAGGCGCACGAGGCCGACTTCGCGCCCAGCGTTGTCGACGCCGATGTCGAGGCCGATCACCTTCACGGCGACACGCCGACGAGCGCGAACGCGCCGCCCTTGTAGAGCTCGACGATCAGGATCAGGAGAGCGACCGAGGTCGCCGACCAGATCACAAGGTTGCGGAAGATTCGCGCTTTCTCAGCGTCGGAGATCGAGTGCATGGGTGGTCCTTCAGCACGGGTGAATCTACAGGGGAGGGTGGACAGTTCTTGTCCGCTACCGGCGGCGCTTCTGCCGCTGCATCTCTTCGAGGCGGAGCCGTTCCTCATAGGCGCGCGACTCGCGGATCTCCCGGGCCGTACTCGCGACGCGCCCGTGAAGGTTGCAGCCGCCAAGGACCGAGCACCCGCACGCGGCAGAGAAGGCGGCGAGGTGCTCGGAGACGAACGTGCGGATCTCACGGTAGGCGTCGGCGGTTCCCTCGGACCGCTGAAGCTCGAACTCACGCTCGACAGCCTCGACGGCGGCGCGGTCGCCCTGGCGCGCCTTCTCCCAGGTCGCCGACGAAGGGGCGAGCGGGTGGAGAGTGCGCGGGGCTTCCTGGCACCCGAAACACACCGGGACGAGAGCGCGGTCGAGGCGTTGCCGGTACTCGGCGGCGTCGTCGCAGTAGGCGCACGTCACGGCGTCACGTCGAGATCGAAGTCGCCTTCGACCGCCGTCACCGTGTAGACGGCGCCACCCGGGCCGGCTCGCAACGTGGGGCCGCGGACGACCCTCACGACGTCGAGCTCCGCCGACACCTCGGCGAGCACACCCTCGAGCCTGGCGACGTGCGCGTCGAGCAGGGCGATCGCTTCGTCGGCCGCCGCGATGGCACGGTCGCGCTGGTAGACCTCGGCGTCGCAAGCGGCGCGCCAGGTCTGAAGGGCTTCGCGGATTGGGGACATGCTCACCTCGCCCCAAGTAGTACACCGGTCGTATGCCGACCGTCAAGTTATTGACGTGGGCGACGTTCCCGGGGTATCTCTGCTCCAGACACGACCCAAGAGGCCCTATGACTTTCGGATCAGAGATCGCTCGGATGCGCGAAGACGCGGAAATGTCGCGCGGCGAGCTCGGCGAGATCGTCGGCTACATGCCCGCCGCGATCGGCAAGGTCGAGCGCGACGAGCTCCGCCCACCGGGCGACAAGCTCATGAAGCTCTTCGACACCCTCGGCGTGCGTGGCGACGCGATCGCATTCATGCTCCGGCTCTACTCGGCGCCGCGGGCGAAGAAGTGAAGCGCGCAGCCGCCGTCTCCGTCTTCGTCCTCGGCGCATGCGCCCACGTCACGGCGAGCGCCTGGCGCTTCCTCGGGCGCGCGTGCTTCGACCTCCACGACGTGCTCGGCGCAGAGCTCCGGCGAGAGCGGGAAGCGGCGCGGAGGGCGACGCGATGAGGTGCCTCGAACTGTTCGCCGGCGCTGGCGGCGCTGCCCTGGGGCTCGAACGTGCAGGCATGGAGCACGCTGCGCTCGCCGAGTGGGATCCCTATGCGTGCGCCACCCTCCGCGCCGCCGGCATGGGACCGGTGTACGAAGGTGACGTGCGCGACCTCGACGCGATCGCGGAGGTGTGCGGCGACGTTGACGCGCTCTGGTCGTCCTTCCCCTGCCAGGCGTTCTCGTCGGCAGGAAAGCGCAAGGGCGCGAACGACGACCGCAACGGGTGGCCCTGGACCGTCGCAGCGCTCGACTACTTCCGGCCCCGTTGGTTCATGGGCGAGAACGTGACGGGGCTCTTGCAGCACCGCGGCGACTGCGACGGCGGCAACTACGGCGACGGCACCGAGGGCGACGGGTGTCCCGGCTGCTACTTCCACCGGGTGATCCGACCGGCGCTCGAGGAGCGCTTCCCCGTTGTGTCCTTCCGCGTGCTCGACGCCGCGGCCTACGGAGT